ATGCAATACAAAAAACCATTACCCGATGAAGGTGCACCGAGTCCTAGAGCAGAGTTTACCACAGCAGAGTCGGGCCCTGTTGGCAGACAAACAGGTCCAGATGATTTTGATATAGAGGTCGATGAGGTTGGTGGCACAAGTATCAGGGATCTAGATTCAGATGTATCTAAACTAAAAGAGTATGCGACAGGTCAAAAACCAACAATGCGAGAACTTGTTCAGAATATCAAAAGAAAAGACAAGGCTAAAGCCATAACAGAGGGTGGCGATGAGATGATAGACGCCGTTACAAGAAGACAGGGTGACTATGTTCCTGAACCAGATGACTTTGCATCAGGCGGTATCGCTGGAATGTTAGGAGAGTAATGTCTAAAATAAAAATACTAGGCAAATTAAATCCTAAACAATACTCAGAGATGTTAGATCATCTGACCAGAAAAAAAATTAAAAAACCATTTATCGATGCAGAAGATATCGTTGTAAATAAAAAACCTGAAATTGAAGAAACAGAAATGTTTAACAGGTTTAATAGAGATAACCCAAGACAAGACATGTCAGTTGGTGGATTTATTACAAAATTATATAGAGGTGTCAAAGGACTTCAAGTGGGTAGAATTGAAAAAGAACTCATAAATAAATACAGAAGTCAAGGTATGGATCTTCTTGAAGCGATTAATAAAGCCAATCCAGAGGCAGCACAAATTGTTAAAAATAGAAAATTAAAAGTTATTCAAAATAAATTAAACGAAACAAATATGCGCACAGATGATTATGTAGAACTAATTGATGAGGAAATAAAATTAAACGACCCAGAATTATTTAGAGATATTAAAAAATTTGAAAAAAATAATCGTTCTGATCTTGCAGATAAAATGAGAGCTTTACGCCACCCTGATTGGGCTGAAGCAAATTTTGGTGAAAACTATCAGGATGTTTTACAACAAAGGCAGAATAGAGCAATAAAACAAATGATGGATGATATAAATCCAAATATAAAAGAAAGAACTGTTGTGGATGATATTGATGATATGAATCAAGCAAATATTGATGAATTTTTTGGTAGAAAGAAAAACGCTGATGGTGGACGGATCGGGTTTGATTTAGGTGGATTAGCAAAAACATTACATCCTAAACAAGTAGCATATTACAAAGATTATAGTTTACAAAGTGGTGGCCGTTCTATTAGTAATAGAACAGGAAAAGGAGGATCTGTAATAAGTCTGGATACTTTAAAGAAAGAAAAAGAAATAATGGAATTTCTTGATAAAAAAATAGAAGCCGGAGAAACAAAATTTAATTCTAGTGTTCAAAAATTTGCAAAAGATAATAAGTTTAGCAATCAAATGTTTCAACGTGTTCTTAAAAGACACTACCCACAAACATTTGTGTATAAAGGTATGAAATATAAAAATTTACCTCAAGCTACAATAGATAAAATAATTAAATTATCTAAAGAAGATAAAAATATAAAACAAATTGTTACTGAGTTAGCAGATGAGTTGCCTGATGTACGAGAAGTATCAAAAAAGGGCAAACCAAGAGGGGCACAAGCGCAAATTCAAAGAGTTAGATCTCTACAAAAACTATTAAAAGATTTAGGAGAAAAACCAATACCTGTTGGTAGAAGCACTCCTTTAAGCCTTGACGAAATAGTTAGAAGAGATAAAGAAATAATAGATTATTTTAAAAAAAACCCAAATGCACAAGAAAGCGCAGACAGCCTCGCAAAAAAAATACCAGTTACAGCTGATTATATAAAACAATCTATAAACGAACGTAATCTTGTCCCAGGCATAAAGTTAGTTCAAAGAGATCTGGATATTTTTCCAGAAGTAAAAGCATTAGATAAAATTATAAAAGAAAATAAAAAACTTATTACATCAGATGAAAAAGTTACTTCTAAAATTAATAGAATAGTTGAAAAACTTTCAGAGGCTACAGGTAAAAGTATTCCAGAGCTTCAATCTGCTTTTTTCGCTAGAATGAGACGATTGGGATCTTTGTACTCTGCACCAGAAACTGGTTTGAAACCTAGAGTAAAAGTGTATGAACAAATTAAACCTCCACTAGACTATGATGCCAATTTTAAAAAACATTTTATTCAATTAGCGTCTCGAGCTTCAAAAGGAGGATTAACTAATACTCAAATGGCAATTTTGTTAGGTCTTCCTGAAAACGAAATAAGATTAATCGGTGACACAGCCACTATGATGAAAGGCTTTCCAAAAGAATTTAATATGCAAGGAGATCATACGGACATTAAAAGTATGATGAAAAATTTTGATGATTATAAAAATAATTTTACTAGAATTGAATATATAAAAGGTAATTTAAATGCGTACAAAGGAATCTTTGATAAAAAAATTAAAAACTTATCTGTTGAAGCTAAAATAGCAAATCCTGATCGACAAAGAGAAATTTTAAAAGCACAAGCAGCTTTAAGAAAAAAATTCATGGATGAGACGGGATACAGAATAGGTGAGTTTGGTATTGATAAAGGAAGAGTGTTTATTAATCCAAAAACTTTAAGATTACCCGATCTTTTAAACCCAATGAATCAAACATTACAACAAGCAATGAAAAATTTACAAACAACTCAAGTGCCACCGGATTATATAGTAAAAACAGGAAGTAAACCAGGAACTAAAGGTCGAATATTATTTACACCAAAAGAAGTTTATAATAAATTTGATAACGCATTAATTAATGCAAAAACTGTAGAAGAAAGATTAAAACTTTTTAAGTTTGCAAATGAAAACCCTGAAGTAGCAAAACAAAGTAAATATTTACAAGTTTTGTCTAAAGCTCCTAAAGTTGGAAAAATTGCTAAACAAATTATTAAAGGGACAGCAGTTGTAGGTGGTGTATTGGGAATGGGTGCTTTAGCTAATGCAGCTGAAGTAAAACAAATGCCTCAAAGTTCTTCTGAAGAATTAAGTAAAGATGAGGAAGGATTTACAACAGGAGAAAAATTAGCTGGTGCTGGGACAGCTGCCGGTGCGTATAAATTTAGAAAACCAATTATAAAAGGTGCTAAAGCTGTTGGTAGAGGAGCATTAAAGTTATTAGCTCCTTTAACTGTTCCTTTAGAAGCTGGTTTTGTTTTAAGTGATTTAAAATCTGGTTCAACCGTCCCAGAAGCAATTGCAGATGTTGCTCTGATGGGTGGTATTTTTAGGGAAAGGGACAAAAGAAAATTTATAGAAGATAAATATGGCACGGAAACTTTAAACAGATATGTTGCTGCAAAGACTCCTGGTATTACAGATGTCATGGATATGCCTACTGAACTACCAGCACTATCTCAAGAATTACAGGCGATTGATGCCGAGGCCGATGCTTATCTTCAAACATTAAGAGGTCAGAGAGCAGAAGAGTTTAAAAGAAAATCAGCTTTACCTAAACCTCAAATAGATGCTTTTCAAGCTGCAGGTGGTGGTATTGCTAAATTAGCCGGTGATAGATCAGGCGCTATGCTAGAATCTATGAATCCAGATAAGGATGGGTTGCTATCATTAATGAAACGTGGTATCAAAACATAGGAGTATTAAATGGCAGAAATAGATAAAGGACTCCCGAACACTAGAACTAAAATTGATGTCCCTTCAGATGAAGAGATAGCACAAGAAGTTGCCGTTCAGGAACCAGAGGAACAAAAAGGACCAATAGAAGTTATCCCAGAAGAAGATGGTGGTGTAACATTAGACTTTGAACCAGGAGCGATCAATGTTCCTGGAACCGAATCACACTTTGACAATCTTGCAGATCTTTTACCAAACGATGTATTAGAACCTATCGGCAACGAGATGACCCAAAACTACATGGACTACAAAAGTTCTAGAAAAGATTGGGAACAAGGATATATACAAGGATTAGATCTTTTAGGATTTAAATACGAAAACAGAACAGAACCGTTTCAAGGAGCATCAGGTGCAACACATCCGGTGATGGCAGAAGCTGTTACACAATTCCAAGCACAGGCTTACAAAGAATTACTACCGAGTGATGGACCGGTTAGAACACAGATCATCGGTGTAAAAAATCCTGCAACAGAGCAGCAAGCACAACGTGTGAAAGATTTTATGAATTATTTGGTTATGGATCAAATGAAAGAATACGAAGCTGAGTTTGATTCTATGTTGTTTCATTTACCACTGGCTGGATCAACATTTAAAAAAGTTTACTATGATGTAAACCTGGG